CAACGAATGTAGCTGTACCAGAAACTGCTGACTGATCGAATGTGTAATCAGTAGCGGCTAAAGCACGTAAACTACCTAAAATTTCTTGGTCGATTTCAACTGTAATTTCTTGAGCTAAAGCAGCCATAATTTCTGCTTCAACATCTAAGCCGTGCATTGATTGAGCATCTTGAGCTGCCTCAAATGTCCAACGAGCACTTAACTTACGTGTTTTAGCTTCTACTACTTGTTTCAAGATTTGAACGTTGATACGGTTACCAGCGATACCTTCAAGTGCCGCTGTACTTGTAGCTTGACCAGTTACGTTAGAACCAGAATAAGCAGTAGCGATCTTGAATGGGCTCAATGCTTCATCACCAGCACTTGTACTTGTTGCGTATGCAGAAGAATCTGTTACAGAGTCAGCATAACGTACACGTAATGTGTGGATTTGAGCAACTGGACCTGTCATTGGTTGTACACCAATGATTTCGTTAGCGATAACTGTTGGCATTACACGACGGATAACTGGTAGAATTACACGGTTAAGTGTAGCTACGTTACCTGCTTGTGTTGCGCCGCCAGTAGCATTTTCAGCTAACATCTTGCGTGTGTTTTCTAAGATTACACTCATGGAAGTGCGCTTAGAACCTTGTAAGCCCTCTAACAGGGCTTCTTTAGTTTCGCCCCAACGGCTTTCTAATAATGCTTGTGTCATGATATTTCCTTTTCCTTTTAGGGTTTATTTAAGCCCTGCTAAACGTTTAATCTCAACTACATTGTCATAAGACTTTGCAACTGGGGCTTCAACGGCAGTTTTAGCAGTTTTATCACCAGTAACTTCTGAACGACTTTCGGTTAACATTGTTTGCTTTTCAGCAACAACTTTAACAGAACTGTTGTTTAGAACTGCTGGTAGATACTTTTCGTATGCACTCTGAAGACGATCAGTTTGCACACTTTCGAGTAAATCACGCATAATTGCTGATTTCTCTTTGTTCAATGGCTTCAACATTTCTGCAAGACGATCCTTGCGTTCTGCTGATTCCTTGATAACTTTGATTTCTGTTTCTTTTGATTCAACTAGAGCTTGCTTAGTTTGGATTGCTGATACTGCTTCAGACAATTTAGCGGTTACTGTTTCAACTTGTGATTGTAACGCACGGATCTGCTTGTTCTCATTTAAGTGAGTACCAGCAAATTCGCTAGCAAATGCTTCAAATAGACGACGACCAAACATGTTCTCGCGAGCAACTTGGATGTCTTCTTTTAGTTGAGTCAATTCTGACTCTAACGAACTGGTAATAGCCTCTTGTACAGCAACAGCAGATTGTTTTACGAACTTGGCTTGTAGTTCAGCTAATTTAGCTTTACCTTCAGCAACTAGACGAACCTTAGTTTCCACTACGGCTTTCTTGTCTTGTTCAAATTCTTGGATTTCTTCTGCTAATGCGCGGATAGTAAACTGTTCTAATTTGCCAACGGCACTTTCGTACACTTTACGATCAGCACGTAGTTCACGAATTTCTTCACTTAGTTTTGCAACCATGAAGTTGTTGAACTTGCTGGCTGATTCAACCATGTGCTTTTTAAAAGCAACACGATCTTCAGCTAATTGTTGTTTTTCGTCTGCGAACTCTTGTAGTTCAGCAGTGAGAGACTCGGTAACCATTTTGTCAAGAGCTTCAACCATAACTTGCTTGTCATGCTGGTAACGTTGAGCAAATTCTTCGCGTAATTCTGCACGAACTTGTTCTTTGGCTTCAACAATGCGTGATTCCCAAGCTTCGCCAATGGCTTGCTTAGTTTCTTCATTAATGATTCCGTTATCCAACAATGGTTTGATAGCATCTAACATTGGATATTTCTCCTATAATTTTAAATCTTTGATTAAGGCTTGAATGCCCTGTTTCAGGTACTTCTGTACTTTTTGATCTTGAGCGGCTTCACGTGCCGTTTCAAATACCTGCATGCCACCACGCATATTCATTAAGCCTTCATAGATGGCTTTAGGATAAGCATGTGGAGCACTAGGTTGTGCTACGATGTCTACGGTAATGATTTCAAAATCACTAACGTGTCCACTTCCTTCGTTTACCTGACCAGATCCACGTGAACTAACACCTAGCTTAACGCCAGATGTAATCATAGCTTCAACTAGTTTGCCCATTGGGGTAGGTAACACTTTTAATTTTCCAAAACCTGCAGGACCGTCCATCCACATACTTTCAATCATATGCGATACACGGTCTAGGTTAATCTTTAAATCATCTGGATGATCTACTTCGCCTAAGACGGAGTAGCCACCTTTGATCTGTTCATTAATAGAATCAACAGCTTTCTGAATTTCTTGAACGGGATAAACACGTTGGTTAGCGTTTTTAACGCCTCCCTCAATGAATATCCCCTTCATATAGAGGTCTTTACCCTTCCCGTCGGCAGAGTCCTTGGACTCAACCACGATCCCTGCCCGGTCAAAAGATAAATTCTCTTTTAGGTACAAAGCCATTTGTAGTTCCTAATCTATTAACGCTTAACGCCAGTATTTTGCTTCTGAACAGATTTTTGATTTTGTTTACCTAAACCTGTTTCTTTAGCACCAACGCCAGAACCATCACGTGGATGTTCTTTACTGTACTCTTCGCCAGTAGAAGCTAATTTTTTGTCGCCGCCTGGAGTATTTTGTACTTTACCAATTAGCTTGCCTTCGCCCTTACTGTATTCGTTGCTTGGCTTTTTAATTGCTTTACCATCTGGATCTTCACTGTTGCCTTTACCGTTAACGATATTAGCTGCTGTGCCACCAAAATCAGCACCAGGACCTACAGAAGCGGCTTTTTTGTTAACGCCAACTTTTTTACCAGCTGCACCAACTGCGTCGCCTTCAGTAGCATCACCTTGGCCGCCGTAGATATCGCCAATACGGTCAACGTATTCACGCATTAATTCTGCAGAACCTTTTTTGCCTGATGTGCCAGACTTAGCAGAACCAGATTTGCCAGAAGCAGCAGAACCGCTACCAGACTTACCAGATTGTGCAGAGCCTTTCTTAGCAAATGGGTTGCCTGAACCTGATTTACCAGATTGTGCTTCCATCATTGCTGGCTCTTCTTCGTGACCTTCTTCGCCACCAAACTCGTCGCCTGCTGGCTCTTCGCCACCAAACTCATCACCTGCTGGTTCTTCAGCAGAACCTTCGTCGCCCATGATTTCGTCAAACTTAGCTAATAGCTCGTCTAACTTAGCATCAATATTCATTACTTGGTCTTCGATTTCAGCATGCTCTTCAGCACCGCCTTCTTCGCCACCAAATTCTTCTTCGCCGCCGAACTCAGCATCACTGCCTTCTTCGTCGCCTAAACCATCATCGCCGTCTACTTCAAATTCAGAAGCTTCTTCGTCGCCTTCCATTGCACATTCTTCTGTGTCAACGGCATCTTTGAAGTGACCAACTTGATCGTCAGAAACTTGTTCCTCGTCCATGATTGACTCATAGATGTCGCGGGATTTTTCTACTACGATTGTGTGAAATAATTCACGTGCTTTTTGATCTTCATCGTTAATGATGAATTCGATCAATTTTTCAAATTTATTTGTCATTTTAATTAGTTCCTTTACTATAAATGGCTTTGTATAGTATTTACATTAAGTAGATACTTTTCCGTGTTAAATGGGGGTTTTTTGATGAATTTTGACAGAAAACTTATAAATTAAACGCCTAAACCGCCACCTGCGCCACCCTCTGGAGCGGCCTGGTACTGTTTTGCTACTTGTTTAAGTTTCTTTTCGTGTTCTAATTTACGCACGTCGTGACTTTGACGTAGCTGGTTTAAATGTGCTATTGTTAGTCGTGTTTTGCGACTATCGTCGAACTTAAGAACGCTTTGGTCCTGTTTTTCGTCGCGGTAGCCAGCGGGTGCTGGGTCAAATAATTCAAATACGTTCATACTACTATTTAACCTTTTTGTTTATAATGCTGGCTGTGCGGCTTGGCTTGAAGCTGCTCCTGCGCCCATTGCTCCGCCGGGTCCGGGTGCTCC